ATCCGGCATTGGTGCGGTGCAGCCAGTGCCAGTACTGGCCCTCCTGCTGCGATGACACGTATTCGTGCTGACCGCATGAGCACTGCGCCACCAGTTCGCCATAGCCGCCATTCAGGTAGTCGCCCCAGGTGGGTACATCGAACTGGAGGCTGTGACCGTTGGTGGTGTCGCTGATGCTCATTGTTCTTACCTCTCCTGGGGCTTGTTCTGACAAGAAGAATCTGCTGCGTGTATATACATTTGTCAAGTGATTCACAGTGAATCGGTGGTCAAAGTTGAGGGCGTTTTCCTGTGAGGATGGCGACGAGATCGGCGAGTGGCATGGTCGCCCACTGATCGCCGGCCTGCCCCTTCCCGTGACGTTTGTGGATGATGACCCCGGCCAATGCTTCGTCATTGACTCGCTCGGCTTCTGCTTCCGTGGCCCAGGTTCCGAGGTTGATCTTCGCCGTGTTCTTCGCCTCGAACACAAGCCGCTGGTCATGGATGCCGACCCCGCCAATGTCGCCCTTGTCCTTCGCGCCTGACTTCACGCGGCGGTCAGCGAACGGGAAACCGTGCGCCTTGAAGTAGTCGGCGACCAGGCGCTCGAAGCTCGAGCCCTTCTGGCGGTGGTAGGCGGTCACTTGGTTCCTCGAAGTGCAGCAATGGCGTCGTCCGCGTGCTTTTCGCACACCTTATGCCATCCGGTTACGTTGACCACGCCGACGCACACAATGGGGCATGCAATGGCAATCAGTACCTCGCGCAGGTCATCGTCCTTGTAGCGCGGAAACTGCTGGTCAACAAGCCTCTGCCACGGCGTGTCACTTCGCGGCTTCTTGCGGAGCAGCCCGAGGATCCGGGCGGCGTTCTTCGACTTCGGGAAATAGCTCATTTGGTGAAACCTTCCATTTTCGTTTCCAAGGGCCCAGTTTTTGCTGGCCGCATACAGTGACACGCAGTGACTTTGAGGGCGTCACAAAGCCACCTGACGCCGCTCAAGGTCCACCAGCAGCTCAGCCAGCACAACATCAAGCCGGACCGTGCTGTCGAAATAGTTTTCCGCGTCCATTAGGCTGCCCTTCTCCTAGCTTCTGATTGTGGGGTGACGCCGCAGTCGAGGGCCTTGCTGTACTGGCCCCAGAACTGCATTGATGCCAGCCCGGTTGCGCCATGCCGATTCTTGGCAACCAGCATTGACAGGTCGTTCTTGGTGTCGCCCATGATTTCGCGGTGCAGCAGGATCACAACGTCGGCGTCTTGTTCGACGGCGCCTGATTCGCGGAGGTCGGACAGCATCGGCATCTTGTCATTGCGCGCCTCGGATGCCCGGTTGAGCTGGGAGAGTGCGATGACCGGCACTTCCATGTCCATCGCCATGATCTTGAGCTGCCTGGACATGTCCGCGACGAACTCGTGCCGCGGCCTCTTATCGCCGTGGGGCTGTGCCATGAGCTGCAAATAGTCCACGATGACGCCGGCCAGCGGTTTTCGACGGTTCACGGACCGGGCAAACCGTTTGATGTCCGTGATGGTCACGCCGGAACGGTCGTCCACGAACAGGGGTACGGTGCCCCATGCGGCGCGGCGGTCCCGGATCTTGCCCCAGTCGGACGGGGTTAGGTTCCGTTCGATGAGCCGGGCGACATCGAGGTTGAGGTCCGCGGACACGGCCCGGATCTGGACGTCATTGTTGCTCATTTCGAGGGATGAGAACGCCACCGATCCGTGAGCGGCGAGCCCTTGCGCTAGGTTCAGCGCAACAACGGACTTGCCAACGGACGGACGGGCGCCAACCACATACAGCGCGCCAGGACGCAGCCCGCCAATCACATCATTCAGCGCATTCCACGGCGTTGGGCGGTGGTTGATTTCCTCGTCCAGCGTGGACAGCATCGTGTCGATGGTTTCGCCGAATGACAAGACCGCGGATCCACTGGCGCGTGAGGTCTGGTCAACTTCGCGCCGTGACGCCTCCACCAGCTCATCAACATCCCCGCCGGATCCTGCCAACTCCTGGATCTTCCGGCCCGCAGCGGTCAGCCGGCGCCGTGTAGCCGCAGACGCCACAATCTCGGCATAGTAGGCGCCGGCGCTAGCTGAGGGGACCAGTCGCGCCAGTTCGTGCGTGTAAGTCGGCCCGCCAGCTCGAGAAATCTCGCCAGCCTTAGACAGCGCATCGTTGATCGTTATCGCATCGACCGGCTTACCCGCGCCGTTCACTTCAAGGATCGTCCGGTAAATCAGATCGTGCGCCGGCTGGTAGAAGTCGCCGCCGTCGAGGATGTCTGCAACTTCGCTGATCGCGTCACGGCTGATGAGCATTGCGCCGAGGACTGACTGTTCGGCAACCGCGTCATGGGTGGTGGGTTCGGCGGTCATTTGTAAAACTCCTTGTTCCATGGGCTGGTAGTAGCTGGTTTGGCCTTCGTGGTGCGCTCGGCTTTTAGTAGCCAGTTCTTGAAAGCCGCGTCCCAGTTCGCAATTCGCCGGTCATTGGCTTCCGCGTGAGTCCTGAATCGCTCGGCCTGGAAGTCAAGAGCTATTCCTTCCTCACTGGCATATTGTGTGTGCGCTTCGTTCGGCGCCCATGCCGCCGGGATGCGGACGGCGGGCTTCTTGCGAGAGGATCCCGGCACAGTAGTTAATGTCTCTGTCTCTGTCTCTGTCTTAGCTAGGGATGTGCTAGCAATCTGCTCTAGCACTTTGCTAGCAGGTGCTAGACCGTTGCTAGCTTTTGCTAGGCCGCCCTTGCGCCCAGCCTCCCGTTTTGCTTGTATATCCGCGGTTGTTACCTGATGTTCGGCGAAGTCGTGAATCATCCAGCCGCCGTCAGTTTTGATCCACGACGGGCGTTCGGGGTCGTTCGATGCAAGCTCATTTGCTACATCACTGCCCCATTTACGCGACACAATACGCTCGTCAAGGAACCCGTCAGTGAGCTGCCGGCGCGCGTAAAGGGTGGACTCAAACAGGGCCCGGAACGCGGCGTCAGACAACAGCATCACCTTGGCGTGCTCGTCCATGCCGATGTCGAACCTGGCGTACAGGCGTCGATCCTTGGTCACTTGTCACCCTTGATGGCGAGGGCCCTGGTTGCGGGGTAGGAGCGCCCGATGGTGTCGGCGATGCGCTCGTAGGTCCAGCCGTTGGAGTAGGCAACTGAGACGGCGTTGATGCGCTGCGAGGTGGCGGCTTCGAGCATGGTTGCCGCGGTAGTGAGGAGCGTTTGTATTGCGCTGTCGTTCGGTTGTGTTATTGTCTTCATCAGAGAGTTCCTTTCGAGGGGCCGGCGCTTCCGACGCTGGCCCCTTTTTGTTTGCCTTGTTACATTCTACAGTGAATCACTGACGGGAATACAGTGATTCGCAGTGAGTGGAATCGCATGACTATGCCGTCAGCTCCATGATGGAAAGCTTGGTTGCCAGGTCGGGGCGTGAGGCCCGCATCAGGCGTGACTTCAGTGCGTGTTCGCGGCCAACGTAGCCGACAGCGTTGATGACGTAGTGCTTGCCTTGGTTGAGTGATAGCAGCCAGTCGATTTCGGCGGCGACTTCTTCGGCGGTGGGCTTCGGTTCGGGCGCGTACTTTTTGCAGCGCTCGGTCCATGCCGCTTTGCATGGCTGGCAGCGTTCTTCGCCGTTCTTCCTGTGTAGCCTGTAGCCGGGGACTGTGCCGCAGATGTCGCGGTGGACGGTGGGGTTGCTCATTTCTTTCCCTCTCGAACGGTCTTGTGTTGTGATTTGCGTTCCCGGTCGGCGAGCTTCCTGGCGGCCTTGCGTTCCTCGGTGGCGGCGCTCATGCCCTCTCCCGCTTCTGGATTTCCCGGTCGATGTACCAGATTGCTTTGCGCAGATCCTCGAGCGCGTCGTTCTTCAGGTCTGCACGCCACACGTACTTGATGGCGTTGCCGAGATTGAAGCCCATGTGTTCCGTGACTTGGATGCACTCGATTCCACTGGGGTGCCCGGTGTAGTGGCTGGGGTGGTTCACCGGATCTGGGGCGCTCATGCGGCCCGCCTTGCCTGGTAGTAGGCCCGCATGTAGTCGGCTTGGGCTTCCCGGCAGTCGGGGCATACGGTGACGCCGTGGTTCTGGTGCTGCCTG